ATTCTTCGAGCGATTTCAGCCTCAACAGGAGAATACTCGACAACATCCTGATCCCCTGATACTGGTCTGCCGTTTACGTCAACCGCAGTCATTAGCTTAGTTTCTCCTCACTGTTATCATCAAATACTAACGTGAACGATGTGACAACTGGAGTCTCGGTTCCACAGGTTAGATCTATACCACCCTGTATTTCGTAAAACCTTGAATTAAAGTTTAGTTTAGCGCTTCCCTCTGGTGTGTTTACGGAAGTAAAGGTTTCTGACTCAGTCCATGCTCCGTCCCTCGTGGTGCGGTACTTGATAATGAGCGTAGCGTCCTCTGGAAGTGGATCGAATGTACAGATTATATAATTAGGGGTCTTTTGCTTAAACGGATCTCCGTTATCAAAGAGGATAGATTCCCACGTTGCCTCTCGATAAGGATCGGATGAGTTATTGATCTTGTCAATCCCGTAATCTAAGCCGTCCCTCCAACTCATAAGAAGAAGATCACCGTAGTTCTTTATATGCCCCACACGGAGGTTTCCTGACGTGTTTAGTAGAGTCCCCGTACTTATTGTATGAGAGTACCCAAACGAGTCTTGGAAGTCCTTATTCGTTGCTCCATATGAGTATGCCCCGTGTTCTAGGTTTGGGTTAGTCGTATAAGACGGATAGCCAAGTAAATGTACCCCTCTACGGACAGTAGACATATACGGATAGGTGATCGTTGTATCTGTGGTATTTGAGAACTCCGAATCAGTGTTTGGCATCGTGCGAAGTTTGATAGGAGAACCCCCACCATAGGCGTACCACGCACCCCCTGCTTCGTAGTAGAGAACGTCTTTATATTCATGTAAAGAATACGGTGAACCCTCTGGAATCGGGATAAAGAAGTTATACGTTGACGAAAGACCATCCCAGAAGAATATAACCCCACTCTGGGGATCTCCTGAGTCTGTTTTTTTCTCACAGGCTATCGCTAGATATTCTGTCCATTTTGAAAGACCACAGACTTCAAGACCTGCAGGAAATACAAGTCGGTGTCTGAGCCACTCTAAGTTAGATGGATCATCAGATAACGGCTCCCATACTGATAAGTAATTTCCGTTTCCGATTGTCTCGTACTGTAAGAAAGTCTCCATCGGGTGCATACCGTTTTTTGTATCTATAAGTCTATCGGCAAAAATAGAGAAGTCTGCAGTTGATAGATCACCTGCAGTTGAACAGTAACACGTTCCGTTTGATGCTGTTGAGGTAAGATGAAAGTGATACGTCCGAGCGTTCGGCTTTACATATATCCTTACTTGGGAGGCGAACACGAAGTCGAGGTATATATTATCTGTAATGTTAGCATTTGTAACAGTTGAAGTTGCTAACGTGTTATTCTCGGCATCGTGTAGGGTAAGAGTCCAGTCGCCAGTTCCTCCGTCAGATACTTGGACTCGGATTTTATTTAATGGTTCGATGTCCGATGAAAACGACCTCGTGTTAGTTGAGTTTTCGTTTATCGCTGTTGGTAGAGTGTAACTTAGAGTACCGCCTGTAGTAACTGCGTTTGTATCTGTTGATGCGCTGATTCCGTACTTGTCTATTTTTATAGTAGGAGAGCCTGAGATTGGAGAATACTCACTTACTGTTTTTGAGGAGGTGGCAAATACCTTATCTACGTCTGTTCTGTATGAAAGACCGAAGTTACCATCGGTGAGCTTTGCTTCACTTGACCACACACCTGACGTAGTTCTGCGGTATAAATAACCTGTATCTCCTAGAGCGAGAATCTGACCACTTAAGATCATTAGAGAGTTTTGAATAAGATCAACAATTACAGCGTTACCCTCCTCGACTGTCCCTGCGAGTACTGACAGTTGAGATGGTTTTTTTCTAAAATCAATATGCCTCGAATATGCAAACGAGTATTTCGTTCCTAATTGGAGATCAGTTGACCAACCTCCGTCAAATCGCTTTACAATGTACGCTCTTTTCGCCATATTATCCTCAATAAAAAAAGCCCTTATTGGGCTTTTCCTCTAATGACAGTATATAATAAAGGTACAACTAAATACACCCCACTGGAGGGGGTGCAATATGAATAATACACCAAAACTCTGTACGTTCAAAGGCTGTGGCAGACCATACCATAGTAAGGGGTGGTGCGGTAAACATTATCTGAGAGTATGGTCTACGGGTAAGGTAGATGACCCCCAAAGGCTACAAGAGCGTCACGGGATGTCACGAACTCCTATATACAAGGTATGGCATGGGATGATTAGGCGGTGTGAGAACCCAAATGATTCTAGGTTTTCTAGTTACGGAGGTAGAGGTATTCGGGTATGCAAAAGGTGGAGGGACTCGTTCGTGTCATTCTATGCGGATATGGGAGTCAGACCATCAGGGGGACATTCACTCGATAGAATCAATGTAGACGGTGATTATGAGCCAACTAATTGCAAGTGGTCTACAAATAAGGAGCAGACCAACAACACAAGAGTTAATGTAAATATAGTGATCAATGGGCAGTCTAAAACATTGTCAGAGTGGGTAGATACCTACAGCGTTAAATATAGTACCGTATATAACCGAATCGTGAAGCTTAAATGGGATCCACTAGTCGCTCTCACCACACCCACCGCACATAACAAGATCCCTGCTAAGTTTCGATAATTGCTTTTGTGTTGTCTTGGAACGGATCGTAATAGACACCCTCATCTGTAATCACTTGAGAAGCACTAGATGATGCGTACTTGTCTTTGACTTCTGCAATAGCGTTATCAAAGTTCACTTTATGGTAATTAGCTCTTTCGGGATTGTTGTTCATTTCAAAGAATCTATATAGAGCGTAATCAACGGTGTTCTCGTGGTATTCCTCTGGAAATAAGAACGATTGCCCGATGTTAAAAGTCTTACCCGATCCTGAAAAGCCAATGTAGGGTTCTTCTAAAGTTACTTCCGTACCTGATGTAAACCCTGCAATACGATAGTTATAGCCGTCTGACCCGTCCGTTACTTGGAACTCTCGTCCGACCATATCTGCTGTGAATACAGTCCCTGTACCTGTGACTGTCGTAAGTCCGCTTGTGACCGCTACTGTACCTGTTGCGTAATCACTTGCGGTTTGTTTTTGAGATCGTGGTTCGTAGTAAATAATCACCCCTGCGGATAGGTTGTCTGATGGGATCGGGAATAAACCAATCTCGTCTGCACCTTTTACGAAGTAGTACGTTAACCAATTAGATGATTGCTGTGCATAGTTTATTTGTCTCCACTGGTACTCTGATCTGATCTGGGTAAGAGGTAGTCTGCGGTCTGCTGAGATAACAAAATCCACTCCAATCACACGAATACAGTCTGGTGGTAGTTGGTAGTACTGTTGATCTGCGATCATGTTTGTAGACTTTGAACGACGATTAAAGTAGTTATTCATGGCGCTGTTTAGCTTATTCGCACCAATGTTTATATCTGTCTCGAATTGAGATAAAGTAGCGGAGCTTGCATCTCCTGAGATCTTCTGGGCTTTAGCTTTTAGTTGGGCAATTGTCATAAATAATAAAAGCCCCCATTACGGGAGCTTCCTCTGGTTTTTATTATAGCATTAAGTAGCTAGTTTCCATTACGCTACCTCGTATTCTATACTTACACGCCAACGGTAGTTGACTATTATGCCAGTAGTGCCATCGGCTTTTGTAAGCGCTATCCGCGATACCGTATTCGTGTATACGTTACCTGGTACCCCCGCTACAGCAGTTTCAGACGCACAACCAGCGTTGCTTGTATCAAGAGCATTAACTGGCAACGTGATATATAGTAGCCCAGATCCTGTGCCGACCGTAACTATTGTTACATCAACACGTACCGACACTCTTTTGCCTATTTGTGTATAGCGTGCCAGGTTTATAGTCGTTGCTGTTATTGTGCCAGCAGATGCACTTATAGTTGGCACGTATGCTGTCCATGCCCAGTTGGAGCTAAAGCTACCCGTGTTGCTAAGTACGGAGTTAGGCACGCTATTAGCTGTTGCAATTGCTGAATCCTTAATATTGAGTCCATCAATAGTCACACCGTTGTTAGAGGTGAACTCTGAAATTGTATCAACTGTTAAAGTAGGGTTCGTGATTGTTGGAGCCGTCAAGGTCTTGTTTGTGAGGGTCTGTGTCACTCCTGTCCCCACTAAAGTAGTGGAAGCGTCTGGAATAGTCAAAGTCCTTGTTTGACCTGCCGTGATCCCTGAAAGCTCGAATAGCACCTTTTTCGTGGTGTCCACGTTGTCTTGAATCGTTAGTGCGTTGTCGTTGACTGTCAGAGTCGGAGTGTTGATCGTAGGGCTTGTGAGGGTCTTGTTTGTGAGGGTTTGAGTGTCGGTAGTCGAAACAGGGTTCCCACCTGTGAAGCCTAGTGCCTGATTTGGAGTAACTTTATACGATACTTCATTAGGCATATCTACTACATACAGAAGATCGGTGGTTCGATCTATTGAGGGTATTGTGTTTAGGTTTGAAAGTTTATCGTCCATTATGATGCCTCGTAACTTCCTGATGCGTATACTACATCACCACTTCCCCATGTGTGAGGGACAGTACTTGATACAGTTGCATACCCGACATAGGCGCTATTTGATGTGTTTAGAATTATGTTTATGGTGGTGGATGTGGCTACTTGCATACTGCCGTCATACAGAGCTACGCCAGTATCAGTGAATAGCACTCGTCCTGGTATAAGCTCGTTAGTCGCACTAAGGGCAGACGCTACGGGAAGCGACATTATAATATTGCCCGACACACCTGCACCTGCAAGCGTGTATTTGAACCTAAAGTGTACAGTTTTACCGATCTGAGTATATCTTGCATAAGTTATAGTGCCCCCCGATAAGTTCGTGAGGGTAGGTGTCCAAGTTGTCCACGCCCACGAAGATCCGAAAGCACCTGTGTTATTCCATGCGTTATTCGGAACGGAGTTGTTGGTATTCAAGGCACTATCTTTAATATTAAGTCCATCAATAGTAACTCCATTGGTACTCGTGAACTCTGAGATTGTATCTACAGTCAGGGTGGGGTTTGTGATCGTTGGTGCAGTGAGGGTTTTCCCTGTTAAAGTCTGAGTAGTTCCAGTACCTACAAGGGTCGTAGAGGCATCAGGGAGCGTATAGGTACGGGTTTGCCCTGCGGTAATAGAAGAAGCCTCAAACTTAGCCTGTTTCGTAGGGTCAGAGTTGTCTTGTATCGTTAAAGCTGAGTCTAAAACAGTGAGAGTTGGGGTGTTTATGGTCGGAGAAGTAAGAGTTTTATTCGTTAAAGTCTGTGTGTCTGTCGTAGAGACTGGATTGCCACCAGTAAATCCTAATAGGCTATTTGGAGTTACCTTGAAAGACTGAGATAGATCAGAAGCATCGACAATCTCAAGAAGATCGGTTGTCCGATCTACTACTGGTATTGTGTCTAACTCGCTAATTTTAGTCATTATTCTCGCTCCATACTGTTCTACTTGGGAATATTATTGATACATCTTCTAGGGTTCTGGTAGTGCCTGATTCGGTAGTTCTGACAGATCCTGATTCGGTGGTTCGCTCTACTCCGAGGTTATCGAGTGACGGTTCGCCTCGTCCTGTTGTACCCCAGATAGTCGCTTGTTTAGTTTCGGAAGTCCATACGCTATCAGCTTTAGGATTGTAGACGTTATCCTCTAAAAGAAACTCACCGTTATCTTCTAAAAGTAGGTTGAAGCCAT